CTTTTAATTCTTCTTGAAACGTAGTATTTAATTTTTCTACAATTGCATCAAGATCTCTTACTTGTGCTTCTGCTGTTCCTAAATCATATTCAGGTGCAGGTCTTGTTAATACTTGTACTATCTTTGCCATTATCTACGTCCATCCGGTTGTGTGTCTAATCTAAAAGTTCCTAACTTCCAACTTTGACTAGTTGTTGTGTTTTCTATTTTTAACGCTATAGCTCTTGCTCTCGCTCGTGTATCTACTTTTTGTGTAGAAGATGTAATATCAAATGGGCCAAGTGATGAACTAGCAGCAGTGTCATTTGGAAAATTTCTTAAATTTAACGTTACTCTAGTTGTTCCTGTTTGTGATATAAAGTCAGGTATAAATCTTCTTATCTTCATAATAAATTCACCGTCTCCTCTAAACGTTGCAATACCTGTTGATTGTCCTGTTGCTGCTCTTTGTTGTGTAATATCAAAATCTCCAGATGTAATATTTGCAGTAATAGCTGTTACAGATCCACCCTTAACTTGATCAGTCCCTGTTTCATGTTCATAGTATGTTGTTCTACCTTCGGTGTTACCTACAACATCAAATGATGTATCAGTGGCTGCATCGTATTCTAATGCGTGTGGTTTTCCAAATACTGCTGAATCTTCCCACATTGTTCTAGCAAGTGTTCCTACAGTCCACACGGGTCTTTGTGGTGACGAATCAAAATAATTATATGCAACCATTCTATTTACTACAGATGATCCTGTTGTTGGATAAAACCATATTACTTCGCCAAAGAGATTATTTAAACCCGCTGATACCATTTGATTACCAGAATCTAAATTTATGTTGTCATACACATGATCTTCTACCAAACATGGTAGTGATTCTAATTTACCAGCATATCTAAAAAATCCATTTTCTGACATCCAATATGCAGCACCATCAACTTCTACACATGCGTTTTGTCCTGCAAGTCCACAGTTAGTTCCAACTTGTGCAAAAGCAAACGTAAATGGTTGACCAACAAAACGTTGTGTGAATAATGCTGTGTCAGTCCAAACATAGATTGCATCTCTACCTCTAATTGCTCCTCTAATCTGTGATCCGTCGGCAAGTCTTTGTGTACCAGCTGTGTTGGTTGCTGTAGGTGTATAAGTATTTATATCCTCTTGGTCTGAGAATCTAATAAACATATCATCTTGTGTTGATGTATCTCCAATAGTTGTTTCTGTTCCAAAAAATACTAAGTGCCTGTCCGGTGTAGATACTATCATATGTCTTGATGCTGTTGGTGCACCTGATATAATTGTAGCTCTTGTATCTGTTGCATTTGATAAAGATGAATCCCATTCAAATACAGCGCTATCGTGAATTAAACAAATTGCTTTATCACCAAAATTATCTAATGACCACATACCAGGTTCAAGGACCAAGTCACCTGATGCAGCTTCACCCCACGCTACATAATTTGCCGTACTAGTTACTGTATCTCCTGCACCATGAGATGCTGCAGTGGTATTTCTTACACCTCTTGTAACACCTGTTAATTCGTTAGATGAGTTAATACCTGTATAAGATATTTCTTCTGTGCCTATTAAAACAAAGTTTGTACCTGAACTTGGAAACTGTGATGTGTCCGCTAGTGTAATTCCAGTTGTAACTGAAGCATTTATTGCACCTGATAGCGTTGTAGTAAAAGCTCCTACTTCTTCACCACCCCAAGTTCCTAAAGACCAACCAAAACCTTTTGCTTGTACTGCAGGTCCTACAGGGTAATAATGTTGTACTCTTATACCACCCGATGTTGTAGCACCAGATCCAGATTCATTTGATGGCATTGTTACAGTAAGAGTTGTGCCTGTTGGTACAGTTGTAACCATAAATTTTTTATCATCAAAATCAGATGACCCAAAGTTAGATCCAGTTATTGTAGAAAAATTATCTAATAATATAATATCGCCAGCAGATATATTATGTGAAGAACTAAAAGTTATTGTAACAGCTGACGATCCGTTAGTTGTGCTAAATGCACTTGTAAGTGTTGTTGTAGTTTTGATAGGGTGTATGTCGTAAAATACACCTCCAGAGTATGCATATAAAATTCTGTTTGTACCAATAATTGCGTATTTTCTACCAAGACTATTTACATAGTGATGTAAACCACGACCTGCACCAGTTAAATTACTTTCACCTAATTGTTTCCAACCACCTATTTTTTCTGGTGTGCCATACCTAAATCTAACATTATCACAATCTACCCATTGACCTTCTGCTCCGGTTTCTGTGATTTGTTTATTGATGCCTGGTTGAAATCCTATCTTTTGTAACATATGGCTCCATTATAATACTATTTTACAAATGATGGTAGACCCAACTTAGGTCTTCCGTCAAATTTGTTTTTGTCAGCAAATGGGCCATTTACATGATTATAATGTAAAAATACTTGACCACAAATGTTTCCGTCAAAAGGCTCTCGCCAATGTTCGAGTTCACAGCCACTATATACCAACATATCACCTACTTCAAGCAAGACTTTCTCACCTTTTGGAGCTTCGGGTTTGTGTATCTCCTTATACTCATCTATAACATTATTAGAGCCTGTAGGATCTATAAATATAGGCCAAGGGTCACCACCCAAATTAAGTGTGGTTGATATCTCACAGGAAGGTCTATCTTTGTGTCTTCTTAATTTATCTCCTCGTTTGTAAGCTCTTGCATAAGAATAAGTTGGTATCAAATCTAAATTAGTATGCTGTTTCATAATAGGCAACATTTTAACTAACAAAGTATCCATAACAAAGTCACCATAACAAGAGAATGTATTTGGTATTTGTGTATCACTCCAAGTTCCTAATATAGAAGACTCAGCGTGAATATTGTTTTGATACATAAAACCAACTGCATCTCTTTTTAGTAAGAAGTAGTTAAAGATAAAATTAGCTAACTCGTAAGGTAGAGCATTTTTAATAATTTGATATTTCTTTATTTCAAACATATTACACCATAAAGCATTTTTGCATAAAATTAAACGATACAGATATCCTAATATCATTAGAGTTATTAGGATCTACACAATGATTCAACCAAGATGGAAACATAATCAATCTACCTGGTTTTGGATCATAGCTTGCTTCTTTCCATAATCTTTGTGGTGGTTTACCTTCTTTCATTCTAGGTCTTACCATCAATGCAATTGACCTTGGATCTTCTACTTTTAACTGACCACAGTTTTCGGGAGCTTTTACATAATAGACACCAGACCATAAAGAGTTTGGATGTATATGTGCTCTGTTCATACCACCTGGTGGATTAATGTTTGCCCACATATTACCTAAGAATGGTTCACTATCTAAATGTTCTTGTTCGTAAATTATATGTTGTGCTTCAAACAAAGCATGTACTAATCTTTTGTATTCTGGTTTTTGATGCATATCAGTTTTTGAATGCCAACCTTGAATATTAGTTCTAGTTATACCTTTGTCTTGATTAGACCAAGCAACAATATCTTTTTCTAATTGTACATTTAAAGATGGATCGTTGTGATCAAATATATAAATAGGTGTTGGAAAATGTAAATCTCTCATTTAAATGGTGTTCCTCCAAACCACATTACTAACGATTTTCTATTACCTTTTATAACTGGTGTTACTCTATGTCTTATAAATGATGCAAAAAATACTGCGTGTCCTTGTTTTATTTTTGCTATCTTACCTTTACTTTGAAGTTCCAAATCACCACCTTCAAACTCTGATTCTGGTGACAACAAACAAGTCATAGATATTTTTCTAACAGGTGGTTCGTGTTGCATGTTCACATCATTATCAACATGCCAATCATAAAATCCTCCTTCAGGATATTCTGTGTATTGTGCAAATTCTGTAAGTTGCATACCTTCAAAACCAAAATGATTACCATTTGTTTGTTTCATAATTTTTTCAATGTCTTTGTACATATCAATCATTTTTTTAAATGGTATCCAACTAATGTGTGAAGTTCTAGTTTTAGTATCTACCACTCCATCTATGATACCTTTACCACTTCCAACCTGTGCATCTTTTCTAGGTTCAGCACGTCCTGCTGCAATAATCATTTTACATTGTTCAGGTGTAAATAGTGGTGTCGTTGTCTCTACTATGTAAGATTTCCAACGTGGTTCAGTTATCATATGGCCCCCCTATTTTTTATTGGATCAAACTGCACATCACAGTTTGCAGCTAAACTTCTTCTAGTCTCGTTAGTTCCATTAAACGGATATACACAGTGTCTCATGTCATATGGAAAAACATAAAAATCTCTAAGGTTCATTGGTGGTTGATAATCTATCTTTGCAAACTGACCATTGGCTGCACCTAATATTTGTAATCTACCGTTTTGTGGTACCTCTGCATTTGAATATTCTCTACCATAACTAGATGGTAATTTTAAAATCATCACAGATGATAAACCTGTATACAACATGCCTCTATGAATATGTGTTGGATTGTATTCATGTTCTTTCATTTCATTAACCCAAATAGAATTAATGTGCATGTCATAGTCTCTAATTTTATTAAAAGCTAAATAATGTTTAAATATTTTTATAAAATAATCTGTAACATTTCTTGGAAGTAAATTATGATTTTTTATTTTTGTTTGATCAACACCATCATAAAACAAACTATGTTCACTTTCTATCTTACCTACTAATTGTTTATTAGCAGATGGTAGTATATGAAAATTTTGTTCGTATATCTGATTAATCGCATTAAAAATATCAAGAGGTACTTGATACTTTAAAATAGATTGACCTAAGAATACAAAATCAAATTTGATCTTTTGGCTTTCCATGTTGGGTGATCTGTTCTTTCTCTGTATAGCTTTGTTCTAATTCACCAGACTTTTTAATTCTTCGTAAAGAATCTAACTGTCCCATCACATTAAATATATCTGTATCAGACGAATTGTTATTTAATGTTTTAGCTTTTTGTGCATATTGTAAACCATAAGATTCTAACTGGTGTTGGTTAACATCTTTGTCATTAAATGAACCATCGTTAAATTCTTTTTTTAATTTAGACCACATTTTGATCTCTCTCATTCTGTGTCTTGCAACTTTTTCCATAGAGGCTTTTGCAAATCTACACTCATCTATATCTATTTGATATTTTGTTCGTTTATATTCATCCTCTTCTTTTTCAATCTTACCTTCTAGCCATTTAATTTTTGCTTCGTTTCTTCTGTAATCAAATGACAACGTCATTAAATTATCTAAGTATGTTGATTGTTCTCTAACACACTGCCAGTATTTTGCAGCTTTGGTTGGGTATCTATTATCTTGTAATACAGAAAATCTTGCTTCTGTTTCTGTTCTAAACATTTGTTTCTTGGTCCATGTATCACGTAGCTCGTCTACCATACCTTTGAACGCGGACAGATCTTCTGTTGTTAATAAATTATTTAAGTGAGCCTCTTCACCTTGTATAACTTCTTTTACATCTTTTTTCATATCTTTATCCTTTATAGTTAAACCTTATATATACTATTTAAAATGTATTACAAGATTTAAGATGATGATATTTTTTCTGTAACAATACCTTCAGCGTACCATTCTTCAGTAGTGCCTGCACCTGCATCGCCATCTTTTCCTCCTATTGTTACCGTTGCAGTGCTAGTACCTGCTGATTTTGCAAGAGAACGTCCAGTGTTTATACTGTTTACGTTAGTCCAATTAGTCCCATTCCATGTTTGAACATTAGTTGGATTAGAACCACCTCCAACACTTAAAGCAGCAGTTGCTATTCCACTTCCCGCGTTGTTGTGTATAGCTAAAGTCATATCATTAACTTCAGTCCAAGAACTTCCATTCCATGATTCTGTTTTAATTGTTGTTGTATAAGATGGTGGAACACGACCACCAAAAGCTAAAGCAGATGTATTATCTGCCCCAGCACAACCAGCAAGATCTGTTGCTGTGTTTAAATCTGAAACTTCTGTCCATGAACTTCCATTCCATGATTCAGTAATGGCTACAACTGCTGTTGGAGATATTCCACCATAAGCTAAAGATGATGTTTGAGTTCCATTACCCATTAAAACTTTTCGTGCAGTATTTAAATTGTTTACTTCTGTCCAAACTGCTCCGTTCCAAGTTTCTGTTTCATTACGTTCTGGTCCGTTATCTCCTCCAAAACATAAACTAGAAGTTGTTGTTCCTTTTGTAGCAGATGCAGTACCATCTCTTGCAGTGTTTAAATCATTTGCTTCATAAAAAACTGTTCCATTATATATTTCAGTTTCATCATGTTTAGGAGTTCCTGGTGAAGTTCCAGCAAAATACAACGCTGCTGTCTGTGTTCCTGATGCTGCTCCATCTCTCCTACCTGTATTTAAACTACCAGTAGTGATCCATGCACCCACAGTAATATTACCACTAAACTCTTCTGCGTTTGCTATTCTTCCTCTTGGATCTTGAGCATTTCCTCCCATTGCTATGGCAGAGGTATTTGTGCCTGAACCAGCTGAACCAGTTCTTCTAGTATTTAAATCATTAACTTCTGTCCAAACCGTTCCACTCCAAGATTCTGTTCTTTCTACTGTTCCCACTGGACCACCTCCATATCCACCAAAACATAAGGCATTTGAAGTAGAAGGTCCTGCTCCACCATTATCTCCTCTTGAAGTATTCATAGCATTTACTTCATACCAGTTAGTGCCATCCCACACTTCAGTTGATCCCGTGTTAGTTGGTGCGGGTGGGTTTGGTTCTCCTCCAAAAGCTAAAGCATCTGTTGCTACTCCAGCTGAAGATAAAGTATATCTGACTAAATTTAAATTGTTTACTTCTGTCCAACTTGATCCGTTCCAAGATTCTGTGTCAGCTGTACGAGTTACAGAAGGTGGTTTATTTCCACCAAAACCCAAAGCTGATGTGCTATCAGCACCTGCTCCAGCTAAAAGAGATCTTGAAGTGTTTAAATCATTGACTTCCGTCCAGCTAGAACCATTCCAACTTTCAGTTACTCCTGTAAGTGATCCCGTGGTACCACCAAAACCTAACGCTGATGTTGCTGTTCCTGCACCAGCTAACATTTGTCTTGCAGTATTTAAGTCATTTACTTCAGTCCAACTAGAACCATTCCATGATTCAGTAACAGCTGTGACTGATGGAGTAGAACCACCAAAAGCTATTGTTGAAGTTTGTGTTCCTTGTCCAGAACTAGCTAAATAGTCTCTAGCAGTATTCATATTACCACCCGTAGACCAAGAATTACCAATAAACTGATTACGTGTTTTAAGTTCACCTTCGTCGGAGTTATACCAAACTTGACCTGTTACTTCAGTTGGGTCTGTGGTTACAACCTGTATATCTGTTCCGATTATATCTTTGTATTTTGTCATATTAATCTGTTGTTATTGTCTCCGTTATTAATCCACTGCCATTCCATTCTTCTACAACAGCTGTATTTCCTGGATTCCCTCCAGTTATCGCTAGTGCATCACTAGTATCACCTGCTTTAGCTAATTGAGTTCTTGCAGTGCTTAAAGTATTTTGATTACTCCAAACTGTTCCATTCCATAATTCTGCTGAAGCTGTTAAAGGTGGAACATTTCCAAGGAAGGCTAAAGCAGAGGTTGATGTACCAGTATTAGCAACATGTTCTCTTGCAGTATTTAAATCACCAACTTCAGTCCAGTTTGTGCCATTCCATGATTCTACTAAATTTGTATTAAAATTTGGTGCTGGATTTCCTCTATGCCCACCAGCAAATAATGCTGCTGTTTGAGTTCCTGCATTAGATGCATTCGCACCTTCTCTTGCTGTATTTAAATCGTTTACTTCTGTCCAGTTGGTTCCATTCCAACTTTCATTTTTGGTATCTGAAAAATTTGGTGGAGTGTTACCTCCTGTTGCTATTGCAGCTGTATAAGTTCCTGTTCCCCCTGCAGCACTTCTAGCTGTATTTAAATCGTTTACTTCTGTCCAGTTGGTTCCATTCCAAGATTCTGTTACCCCTGTATAAGTTAACGTAGTATTATATCCACCCATAGTTATAGCTGACGCACTATCTGCACCTGCTCCTGTGTTACCATTTCTTCCATTATTTAAATCGTTTAATTCTCCCCAAGTTGTTCCATTCCAAGTTTCAGTTTTTCCTGAATAATCACTTTCATATCCGCCATAAATTAAAGATGAAGTGTTTGTTCCATTTGATCCTAAACCTCTTCTAGCAGAATTTACACTTGTACCACTTGCCCAAACACCTTGTGCAAAATTTGCATTCCATTCTTCAGTAACACCAAGTGTATCTGTAGTTCTTCCTCCAAATGCTAAAGAACTAATATTACCATTACCAGCACCCATTGGCTGTGATCTAGCAGTTCCTAAATCTGATACTTCTGTCCAACTACTTCCATTCCATGATTCTGTATTACCTATAAAAGAAGGTGGTGAATTATCTCCACCAAAAGCTAAAGTTGATCCTACCGTTCCAGAACCTCCTAATGCTGATCTTGCTGTATTTAAATCTCCGACTTCTGTCCAACTGCTTCCGTTCCAATTTTCTGTAAGTGCTAATAAACCTGGAGGTGCTGATCCACCATATGTCAAAGCCGCTGTATAATTTCCAGATGCTGCCATAGAGGCTCTACCTTGATTTAAATCTCCAACCTCTGTCCAATTACTTCCATTCCAAGATTCTGTAATTCCTGGAGAACCTGGTGAAGGAGGGTTTCCTCCAAAAGCTAACGCTGCCGTATTTACATCAGCAGCTCCATTTAATTCTCTTCTTGCTGTGTTTAGATCGTTTACTTCTGTCCAACTACTTCCATTCCAAGTTTCAGAATTATCAACATTAGTGCTAGTATAACCACCAGCACCTATCGCAGAAGTTGAAGTGCCACCAACATTTAAACCTCTTCTTGCAGTATTTAAATCATTCACTTCTGTCCAACTGGATCCGTTATAATTTTCAGTTACCCCTACATTACTCCCAGTATAACCACCATAACATAAAGCAGCTGTTTGAGTTCCTGCATCTCCTGCAATTCTTCTTGCAGTATTTAAAGATCCACCACTAGACCAAGCAGTTCCAAGAAATGCTTTCTGAATACGCAACTCACCCTCGGTTTCGTTAAACCATACCTGTCCCGCATACGGGTTGTCAGGATTCGTGGTGTAATTTTTAACTTTACCACCTTTTAGTGTTTTGTACTCAGACATTATTCTCCTTGTTACTCAGTCAATGTTATGTCAGCTGGTCTTGGATTATCTTCACCTTTTTCTTCTTCTGGTAAAGCATCCCAAGCAGCTTGCGCTGCCTGAACCTCTGCATCAACAATCGCTTGAGCTTCTGATAATGTTTTAACAGTTCCACCTACTTTTGCAATCCAAAGATTTGCATGTTTATTGTAAGCGGGCACTTGCCAAACATCACCAGGAAAACTTTTAAAAGTTATTTTTATTGATTCTACGTGATCAATAAATCCCTTTCCCCAATTTTCTGCTACACAGTATTGATATGTTTTTGCCATAGTTGTCCTCCTTAATCACTTGTTGTTGTTACTGTTTGTGTTACTAAACCTGCTCCGTACCATTCTTCGGTTCCAGCATCCGAATATCCTGCTGGAGTTTGTCCACTTGTAGTTAACGCAGCAGTTGGTGTTCCTGCTCCACCGTTACCTACTTTAGCCGTATTCATAGTATTTTCACTACTCCAATTAGTTCCATTCCAAGATTCTGTTTGAGCACCAATTGCAGCTGCTGGAGTTTCACCTCCAAAAACTAAAGCGTCTGTTTGTGTCCCTACTCCACTCAATGTATCTTGAATAGCAATATTCAAATCATTTACTTCAGTCCAACTTGATCCATTCCAAGACTCTGTTTTAGCAGTTGCAGGTTCACTTGGATTTTCTCCACCAAACGCTAATGCAGAAGTATTACTAGCTCCACATCCTGTTAGAGAAAATCTTTCTGTATTTAAATTAGCGACCTCAGTCCAGCTAGTTCCATTCCAAGATTCTGAGTCAAGACTTCTCTCTCCATCATAACCTCCAGCTACTATTGCTGAAGTTTGTGTTCCTGCACGAGACATATAATTTCTAGCTGTGTTTAAATTGTTTACTTCTGTCCAAACTGATCCGTTCCATTTCTCTGTATTATTAACTTGACCTCCAGGACCAGCCCCTCCTGCTGCCAAACCAGCGGTAGCAGTTCCTGATGCAGAAACTTGCTGTCTTGCAGTATTTAAATCATTTACTTCAACCCAACTAGTACCATTATAAAATTCACATATGGCTACTTTAGTAGAGCCAGGTTGTGTTTCTCCACTTACTGCAATTGCACTTGTTTGAGTGCTACCCATACCTCCTGCATATTCTCTAGCTGTATTTACATTAGCACCAGTAATCCATGTTCCAATGGCAACGTTTGCGTTCCATTCTTCTGTAGATGTTGAATCATTGGCAGCTGCTTCTCCTCCAAATGCTAAACCTGTAGTCGCTGTTCCTGCCCCTGAAAGTTTACCTCTAGCAACACTTAAATCAGTTGTTTCAGCCCAAGAAGTTCCATTCCATTCTTCTGTATTACCTAAAGGTCCTGGTTTTCCACCAAAAGCTAAAGTAGAAGTTTGTGTTCCTGCGTTAGTTGATGCTAAAAGACTTCTAACTGTATTTAAATCCGCAACCTCAGTCCAAGCTGATCCATTCCAAGACTCTGTAACTCCAAGTCTAGCGGTACCACTCCATCCTCCAAACGCTAACGCTGCAGTTTGTGTTCCTGCTCCAGCTGTATCTTCTCTTGTTTGGTTTAAATCATTTACTTCAGTATAAGAAGTCCCATCATATGTTTCTGTTTTACCAGTAATTGATGGTCCATTTCCTCCAAACACTATACCAGATGTTGCTTCTCCAGCACCAGATAATGCGTATCTGTTTTGATTTAAATTGTTTCCTTCTGACCAACTTGATCCATTCCATGTTTCAGAATTTCCTGTTTTATCTCCAGAATAACCACCAGCACCCACAGCTGCTGTTTGAGTACCAAATGCAGCTAACTCGCTCCTTGCCATATTTAAATCTGCAACCTCTGTCCAAGTCGAACCATTGTATTGCTCTGCTAATGCTTGATAAGCTGGTGCAGTTGCTCCACCAAATGCAAAACCAGCTGATTGTGTACCACAACCACCCATTCCTTCTCTTCCAGTATTTAAATTACCACCAGATGACCATGCATTACCTTTAAACTGTCTTCTGTATCTATATTCGTTTTCTGTGGTGTTATACCAAAGTTGACCTGCTAATGGATTATCTGGATCACCAGCTACATCCACGACGGATGTCCCGACAAGATCTTTATACTTAGCCATGATTATTTATTCTTTAGCAGCCAGCCTTGTGTAGAGTCTGTATATACTAAAGTGTTTCCTGCCCTTTCTGTTGAAACTGTCAAATCTGCTGTCGAACCTGCAATTTTCTCTGAACCATTTGCTGCTATCGTAAATGTGTTAGAATCAAAAGTTCCAGCATAGTCAATGAATACAACTTCATCTCCAATGTTTCCTGCAGGTAAATTCATTGTTATTACACCACTTGTAGTATTTACAAAATAACCTTCACCAGCAACCGCTGTAAAGGTAGAAGTTTTTACTGCTTGCCATGAAGTACCACCTGATACTTCAGCAAAAGATAATTGACCAACCGCTGTTGTGCCTGAACCTGTAATACTAGCTACTTTTAAAAATCTGTCTGCTGTTACATTTCCAGTGGGAAATTTAAGCTCATATGACTGCGAACTTGAATGTGGAGGTGAAGTAAGTTTAATCCCGTGGCTGTTATTTTCACAGTTAAGTTGAATTGAACCTGGATTATCACCACCCATTGCTTCGATAACACCAGTTCCTTTTGGTCTTAAACGTAAGTTAAGATTTGAGTCATCTCCAACTGCACCAATTTGTGCACCAGAACCAGTAGCAGCATTTGTAATATCAATGTGGTTAACTGCAGAACTAGTTGTTTCAAAAATTAATTGTTCATTTCCATTTTCGTCTCTGATACCGTGAGCATCATCAAAGTCGATCATGAAAGAGTTTGTATCTAAGTTACCACCTAATTGTGGTGTAGTGTCATCAACAAGATCACTTGCCAGTGATATTGTAGAAATATTTGGATTAGTTCCATCATCTGCTTTTGCATAAGCAATTACAGTTTTACCATTTGTAACTGTAGCAGAAGTTCCTGTACCTGTTACATATTTAAATACAACGTTCTGTGAACCTGATGTAGCATTTTTTAAAAAATAAAAATTTTGTACATCTAAAGGTATTGTAACATTTCTAGATGCTGTAAGTGATCCTGTAAATTCTATAATTCTGTGTGAAAGAGTTGCACCAGTTGATCCATCTGAAACTGATAATGTAGTATCTCCTGAATCGGAGACAGCTTGAGTTGTATAACCACCAGATATTTGTTCGATGATTTGTAAATTAGTATTAGTTTTTGTACCCCAAGTTCCAGCGTTTTCACCAGTTGCTTGAAGTTCTACACCTAAAGGCGTGTAACTTGATGCCATATTTTTTTCTCCTATGCAGCGTCACTATAACTTGTATTTGATCCAGTTGCAACATCCGAATATGTATCGTTCGAACCCGTTGAAACGTTGTTATACGATGTATTAGAGCCGGTGTCAACATCCCCATAAGCAAAGATATCTACAGCTCCAATACTTGTAGTTATAGATTGACCAGTTAATCCAACAATAATATCAGTTAAACTTATAGATCCAACACTAGCACTAAAAGATTGACCGGTTAATCCTAGACCTTCTTCTATTGTCAACGATCCTACACTAGATGTCATCGTTAGAGCTGTGGGTTGAGCAACAGCACTACCTAATCCAATAATAGTTCCTTGACTAAATGTTGCCTCTAATCCAGATGGTTGAACTACATCATTTGGTATTACTACAGTTCCAAGACTAGCTGTAAATTCTATGCCTGTTAAAGATGCTTCTGTTGTAGAAGAGGCAGTTGCAGTTCCTTGTGATAGTGTCATAGACACACCAGAGAGAATTGCTGTTTCGTTTGGTGCTTTTGCAGTTCCTTGAGTTAAAGTTAAATCTTGACCTGTCAATCCAACAGTCATGTCATTAACTGTTACAGAACCAATAGCTGATGTTGTTGATTGACCTGTTAAGCCAACTTGCATATCAACCACGGACACTGAACCAACCGAGGATGTAATAGATAATGTATCGTCTATAACAACAGGAACAAAAGCTTCGCCTTGTGAAGTTGTAATTTCAAAACTTGTAGGTGTAATTATTTGATCAGGTACATCAAC